GGGAGGGCAGAACCCGTCACCGAGGCAGTCGTTCCAGTGGGTGACCTTCCACGGCACCTCGACCGAGGGCACAACGAAGAAGGGCGACCCCAAGTCACCGGCACCGTACTTCAGCCATCCGACAGCCACGGCCCCGCGCGGGAACTCGTCGGCCATCTCGTCAAGCCGCAGGAGGACGTACCGCTTCTCGGGCGGGAGGATGTTCTCTGGCTTGAACTCCACCCACCCCGGTTCGGTCACCTCGTCGGCCTTCAGCCAGCGGGGGGAGGGGGGCTCCCTCTCATCCGTGAAGTTCGCACGCCCGCACTCGGAGCAAACCCAAGCTCCGAACGGGCGGCCATCGGCAGTCGCGCCGGAATCCCACGTCACCTTTCCCGAGCCGTCGTCGTGGGGGCAGATGGGGGTCTTCGCTTTCTCGGTCTCCCGCGCCGCCGTCAGGAAGGCGTCGGCAGCTTTGAGGCAGTCCCGAGGATCGCCCTGATCAGCACCCTCGCGCTGGGCAATAAGCCACTTCGTGGTCTCGGTCCAGATCCGCAGGGCCACCTCTTCGCGGTCGGTCAGCATGAGTCCCCCTTGGCCGCGTCGTAGGCTTCGAGAATCGCGCGGAGCGGGCGAATGGAGATTGCCTGCCACTCGTCCGAACAAGCGATGATGATTCGAATCTCCTCGACAATCTCGTCAGCGGTCGGAGCCTTCGGCGGCGTGGGGAGCAGGGCGTGGAGGGCGACCTCGATGTCGTCGCTCCACGTCGTCTCGTCTTCAAGCCAGCGCCGAATCTCAGCCACCGGCACCGCCACCTCGCCCTCGTCCAGCACGCGGACGCGGTCGAGCCAGTCCTTATGAATCCCGCCGCTGTCCATTCCGGAGGCCCTGACAGTGGGCTCGGCTTCGGTGGACGGTTCCTTCAGTGCCCATCGCTCGCTGCTCATGGCTTCTCTCCCTGTCCGATGTAGTACGGCAACCCCAAGAACCGACGACCGGCCTGGGTCTGCGGAATGGCCTCGAGCAACTCAAGCGAGCGCATCGCGTAGACGATATGCGGGTAGCCTCCGCATGCCTCGTGGGAGAGGCGGGTGGTGTTCCGGAGTAGCCCGCCCGGGTTGTACGCAGGGTCCCAACCGAACGTCTGCCCCTCCTCGTGGTCGTGGGTCCAGAGGGTCATTTCTCTGCCTCCAGGTTCCCAGACACCTCGTTCCCGACGCACGCCCCGTCTTGAATGACCGTTGCGCCGTGGTTCTTCGGCAGCAACGTGAAGACGTTCCCCGAGACCTTCGTGTGCTTGACCCCCTCGAGTGACACGACCGGACACCCGACGTTGTGGATCTCGTTGCTGGAGATCACGTTCCCGCTGCCCTTGAACCCGGCGGCCGTCCCGATCCGGATGGCCGCGGCGATGCCCTCGCAGCGCCCGATACCGTTCCCGGTGATCGTGGTAAAGCGGCCGCCCTCGAGCTCGATGACCCTGCCGGCATCGCCCCGGACGATCCGCTCGATGCTGTTGTTCGCGATCCGGAAGTGGTGCTGTTCGTGGTTCGTGGAGACCATCCGGATGATGGCCCCGACCGGGCTGGCCTCCGTGCCGATGTGGGAGAACGTGTTCCCGGTGATCGTCCCGCCCTCTACGGCGTCCGTGTCGAGCACCCGCCAGGCGAGCGCCTGCGACCCGTCGCGGAGGGATGGGGGACCGGCGTAGCATCCGGTGACGTGGAGGTCGCGTCCGTCCATCGCCTGGATGCAGGTCGTGCTCCCGTGGTTCGGGATGAACCGGACGTTCTCTAGCCGGGCGGACTCGAAGCCCATCGCCTGAACTAGGGCTGACGATGGGGCTGCTTGGTCGGTGATGGTCACGTCACGGAGGAGCGGGGCTGTCCCCTCCAGATCGACCGTGAGGACCGGGTGGCTCTCGATCACCGGACTCCCATGGCCGACGAGCGACTGGCCGGAACCGATCCGGATGGTCGTTCTCGGCGGGGGGTAGGTGCCTCCGAGGAGGGTGACCCGCCCGTCCCCGATGCGTAGGGCGTCCTCGACGGCGAGGCCGAGGTCGCTGTCGTGGTCGAGGATGTCGACGTCCCCGCAGCCGTGTCCGACGGTGACGGTGCCGAGAGATGTTGCGAGCGTCATGCGGTCTCTCCTAGTTCGCGGTCTGTCTTGCGTAGGTCTCTGACGGCCTGGCGGGCGATCTCGGCAGCGAGGCAGGCGGCCGCGTAGGTCTGGGCGTTCCGGACCCAGGCCGCGTAGACGGCGGCGTAGAGGGTTCGTTCTGTGTCGTTCACGGGGTCTCTCCTTCTTCGTGGTCTGGTTCGTCGTACCGGCGGGCGTGGTGGGTGGTCTTGTTGCCGGACTTAGTGACGCATCGGTCCCCCGGCTGGACTCCGCACCGCGGGCATGGGCGAGCGAGGGTCTTTCTGCGGTTCTCTGCGACTCGGTCCTCCCAGTTGCGGTGCTCGGCATCTATCTCCTGCTGGAAGACGGCCCAGTAGGCATTGCGCACCAGGCTGTTGGGATGGTCCAGGTAGTATTTCCACATCCTGTCCTTCACGTCCGCGACCCCTTGGCGGTATCCCGCCATCCGGACGTGTTCGATGACCCCCATCATGGCTTTGGGAGCTTTCTGTCGTCGATCGGGAGGTGCGGGGCTGCTGCTCCGGTTTCCTCGTGGTCTCGGATGATGCGGGCCTGCCGCTCCGCGTCGGGCTGCTCCGCCACGACCGGGCCGGATTCCGCGGTGAGGAACTCGGGGATCCAGTCGGAGCGACCGGGGAACCGGTGCATGGCGATGCCGACCGACCCCGGTGGGGCCGTCTTCCCGGTCTTCTCCTCGTAGAGTCGAACCGGGACAACCAGCAGGGAGTAGGCGTCCGTCGGGGGTCCAGCCATAGCAGCCTCCTTCTCTCTACAAGCCTAGCCCGGTTTACCACCCTCTAATAGAGGTATTCCATTAGGACTCACGAGAGGCTACGTTTCCAGAGATGAGCGAACGCCTCAAGCACATGAGCCGAATGCGGCGCACTCGGACCACCGGCATCGGGCCGAGGTTCTCTATCGACGCCGAAACGGGGGAAATTGCAGACCCTTTGGGCATCCGGCCGGGTGTGCTGATTTCGATCCTGAAGCACCACATCGAACAGGTCGCGGCCGGTGAAAAAGTTCGATTGCGAAAGGACGTTCTGGAGATGATCGGGCACGCGCTCGAGCACGGGTGGTATCGCGACCCTGTCACCGGGCGACAGGCTTGGGTCCACGGGCGACCGTTCCAGCGGCTGACGAAGCTCTGGCAGGCGTTCACGGATCTACCCCCGACGTCGGGACCGTACACGACACGGACGGACCAGGTCGGATGAGCGTTTCCAAGCCAGCCCCGATCCCCCGGTCCCCCGACGAGGTGGCCGCGGGGAAGCGCCGCCGCGAGGAGATGATCGGGGCGATGGCGGAGAACGGGATCGACCCGACGGCCCTCGGACGGATCATGGCCGAGATCATCCAGCACCCCCGGATCTCCCCGAAGGAGCGGCTCCACGCGGTCGGCGTGGCGGTCGACCTCCTGGGCATCAGACCACCGAAGGCGTCCAGCGTGAAGATCACGTCGGAGCAGCGGCAACTACGACTAACGCTCGGGGATGGTCACGTCTCCGAGAAACTTCTGGACGCGACCGTTTCAGAGCGGCGCGAATTTCTGAACGGAGGCGGCAATGGCCGCGACGAATCTATCGGGCAGTTGCGGGGTCACGATCGAGTTGGCCCTGACGGAGAGGACTACAGCTCTCGGTTCCGGCCCACCTTCGGCGACCCTGAAGATGGGGAAGACGTCGCGGGTGACGTTCGGGACGTCGGACGCGACGGATGACGCGAACGAGCAGGCGGACATCCTCTACTTCACGTCGGCCTCGCGGGCCTCGGGGGCGGCGGACGACTACGACCTCGTCGCGACCCTGACCGACGCTCTCGGCGCGACGATCACGATCGTGGATCTCACGATGATCTACGTCCGGAACAAGAACACCACGACCGGCGAGAAGCTCGTCGTCGGTGGTGACGCGGCGGCCCCGGCGAATGGCGAGATCTTCGCGGACACGTCCGACATGATCGTGGTCAACCCGGCCGGGCAGTGGTATTGGTCGTCCCCGATCGACGGAGCCGCGATCACGGGCGGTGCCGACACGATCCAGGTGAACAACACGTCCGGCGCGGCGATCCTCTACGACATCGTGTTCATGGGCCGGTCGGCATGAACCGGCGCGAGATGGTGAAGGGCGGGGCGCTGCTGGCCGGATGGGCGACGGCACGCTTGCTCATCGACTCGTCCGAGGAGGTTCGACAGGACGGCGTGGAGACTGCGCTTCTCGGAGTCCGCGGAACCGTCATCGTCAAGGACGAGGTCGTCGAAAGGTTTGAGTCGATCGAGCGTCTGAACGTCCCCATCGGCGTCCCTGTCTCGTTCGAGATGGACGTTAACGAGAACCGGTTCGGCCCTGTCGCGCAGGAGCAACTCCGCGCGGCACTCTCGGACCTGGGCCGGTCGGCCTGATGGAAGCTGACACCGCAGCGATGGAGCGGGCGCGGGAGCGTCTCCTCCCGTCGCTGTGGTGCGAGCGTCGGCGGGTCATCCGTCGGGCGGCGTGGACGTTTGACGGGCGCGAGTACCTCCGCGACATCATGGATGACTTCTCGGAGCGGGTCATCGTCCGGAAGGCGGCGCAGGTCGGGGCGACCGAACTCGCCCAGAACATGCTCGTTCACGCGGTGGACTTCGGGGTCGACGCCATGTGCGTGTTCCCGACGGACGACACGGCCAAGCGCCACAGCAAGGCCCGGTTCGACGCGCTGATCGAGGAGTCGCCCTACATCCGCGAGATCTTCCAGGAGGTCGACAGCGTCGACGTGAAGCGGTCGCTAGACACGGCGCTGTACTTCGAGGGGTCGAACTCCGGGGACGCCCTCTACTCGGTCCCCGTCGGCCTGCTCGTGGTCGACGAACGGGATCGGTGTAACCAGGACGCCCTACACGCGGCGGAATACCGGCTGACCGGTCAGGAGCGGCCGCGCTCGATCTGGATGTCCACCCCCACGATCCCCGAATTCGGCATCGACTCGGACTGGCGGTCGTCGGACCAGAAGGAATGGATCATCGAGCACGGGTGCGGCTGGCGCGGCTCGATCTCTGGCGACTCGCCCGCCCTGTCAGAGTGGACATCCATCGAGTGGGAGGGGAAGCCGAAGGTCCCGGCCACCCGCGAGGAGTCGGAGCGGATCGCGGCGACCGCCGTCTACGTCTGCCCCGGCTGTGGCGTCGACATCGACGACGAGCGGCGGAAGATGATGGACGCGGGCGAGTGGGTCGCCGGACGTCCCGAGTCCCCGGTCTCCGGCTACGCCATCTCCCAGGCGATGAGCCCGACGGTCTCGGCTGTCGACATCACCCGCCGCTACTTCGCGGCCCTCCTCGACCTGAACCCGGAGCGGCTGCGCCAGTTCGTCAACCAGACGCTCGGCCTGCCGTTCGTCGGCGAGGGCGAGCGGATCTCCGACTCCGATGTGGCGCGGTGTGTGGTTCCACGTGGAACGGTCATGCCTGATCTCCGATGCGCGGGGATCGACGTCGGCAAGAAACTACACGTCGCCCTCGGCGGACTCCGCGGCGACACGCTCATCGTCCGGAAGACGCTGACGCTCGACTCGTTCGAGGAACTCGACGCGCTCATGGCCCGCGAGGACATCCGGTCGGCCGTGATCGACGCCTACCCCGAGACCCGCAAAGCTGAGGAGTGGTGCGAGCGGTGGCCGATCGTCGGCTACCGGGCAGCGTTCCCCGAGGCGCGGAAAGACACCTACAACTTCGACATCCATCGCCAGTGGGTCGACATCCGACGGGTCGACGCGGTCGACCTCCAGCAGGCCCGCGTCCTCCGCGACCGGTTCAAGATCTGGGAAGGTGGCGACGTCGAGGAACTCAAGCGCCACCTGACGCGAATCCAGGTCACGCTTGAGAAGGACCGGAACGGCGTCCCCCGGCGGGTCGTCCACGGGAAGCTCGGCGGGGCGGACGACTACGCGTTCGCCTGCCTCTTCCTCGAGTGCGCGGCGTCCCGCGTGCCCGGCGAGCTCGACAGCGACACGATCGAGGCCGACCCCGCTCTGGGACGGAGTGGGCATGACCTCGTTTTCGACCATCAACCGGATCCATGCTGGAGCGACAGCCGCCCGTCGTGGGACTCACAGCGGACGTATGAGGAGTTCTGACCATGGCCGCGAAGAAGAAGACCACCCGCAGGCCGACCAAGGGGCGATCGAGCACGCCCGACCCGGACCAGGTTCCGGTGATGATGGAGTCCGCGCCGGACCCCTACGTCGAGGCCGTCAACGCGGAGCTCTCCGGCCTGTCTCAGACGTTGTCGGAGTACACAGACTCCCTTCACAGCCCCTCGGTGACCGAGGCTTACGAACTCCGAGAGCACGACACGCCCCGCCAGGCTGCGAAGGAGCGCGAGTCGATCACCGAGGCGATCATCTTCAACCCGAAGGTGAACGCCGTCCCCGTCGGGACCGGGTCGCAGATGGCGAAGCTGGCGCTCGAGGATCTGCTTTGGCAGTCGGGACCGTCGAACTCGGTCGTGGCCCTCCACACGATCAACCTCGTGAGCGTCGTCAAGGCGTGCGTCGTGGCGTACCAGACGAACCCGCTTGCGAAGAACATCATCGAGACCTACACGCGGCTGACCGTCGGCGAAGGGGTCCGGGTCGCGTGGACCGGGGGCTCGAACGGTCGCCGGGTGGAGAAGCTGAACAGCGAGTGGAAGAGGATCGAGAAGCGGGTCGGGTTCCAGCAGTACGTCCGCAAGATGGTCCGGATGACGTTCATGTGCGGGGAGTGGTTCAGCGTGACCACGCCGATCCGCAAGACCCGACGAGCGCGAAAGCTGGCGATCCAGGGCGTCGAGCCGGACCTGATCGAGCGGATCTTCGTCGCGCCGGATGACATTTCGGACGTCCGAGGCTACGAGCGGAAAGGGCCGAACGGAGAGCGTGCGGTCCTGCCTCCCGAGGACGTGGTCCACTCGCGGGTGAACGTGATCGGGAACATCCCCAGGGGGCTGCCGGTCCTGCTCCCGGTCCTTCTCCCGCTCCGCTTCTACGAGCTGTTCATCGAGAACCGGCACTGGCTCGGGATGTCGCGGGCTCGTATCCCGATCATCCGGAAGGTTATGGGGAACTCGTCGAAGGTCGCCGCGGAGAAGTCGCGGATCCAGAACCAGGGGCTGCCCAAGCCGGGGACGATCCTGACCGACCCAAGCGGCTACGAGTGGGAGTTCCCCTCGTTGAACCTCGGAGCGTCGGACGCGGCCGTCGATCGCCAGGCGCTCGTTCAGATGATCTCGGCCGGCGTGTCCTTGCCGGAATGGCTGGTCACGGCCGACCTCCAGAGCGCGAACTACTCGAGCGCGATCGTCGCCGAGTCGCCGATGGTCCGGATGTTCATGGACTATCAGGAGCTCGCGAAGGAGTGGATCGAGGAATTGATCTGCGAACTGATGGACGTGAACTCCGACCAGTTCGAGATTCAGATGCCGCCGGTCGTCCGTCGCGGGGTCGGTGAACTCTCCGCCGCCCTGGGGGTAGCGGTCGACCGGCGCTTCCTCTCGAAGAAGTCCGCGGCAGAAATGCTTGGGAAGACGTGGGACGGCCCGAACGGCGAGAAGGAGCGGATTGCCGACGAGGCCGAGTTCGAGTACGGCATGGACCCGTTCGGAGTCGGGACGTCTACCCCGATGGACACCGACGGGAAGAAGGTCGACGGGGGTATCGGGTCGGTGCCGACCGGAACGAGCCAGGGGGCCGCGGCCAGTTCGCGATCCCGGCCGACCACGGACCCCGACCCAGGTCCGAACGTCCCGAAGGCGGCCGCGGCGACCGGGGCGGAAGACGTGCCCGACGCAGAGCAGGCGGCCGAACCGGCTGCGACCTTGAACGGTGCCCAGATCGCGAGCCTCCTCCAGATCGTCCAGGGCGTGACGTCGGGAGAGCTGACGATGGAGACCGCCGTCCAACTGATCATTGCGTCGTTCCCCTTCGACGAGGAGCGGGCGCGGACCATTCTGGCCGACGCCAAAAAGGCCGAGGTCGCACCGGATGAGGTCGCGACGTGATCGTCGCTCTGTCGGTGCTCGTGGGCGTCGTCGTCGTCCTCGCCTGCGTGCTGGCATGGGTCATCCGCTCGCACCAGCGGCTGATCCTGGCACACATGAACCTCGTCCAGCTGGTCATGTCGATGGGGTCGGCCGTCCGGACCCTCGACGTGACGATGCGGGCACTCCACCCGGAGTCGTTGCGTCAGGAGGAGTCGGTCCACGAGACGTGGCCCCCGGAGGAGATGTGACCCCGCGCCGATCGGATCCCTACGCGGCGCTCCAGTCGTACCACGACGAGATCCACCGGCACCACCGGCACGGCGAGCGGGTGCTGGAGTGCGGCTCGGGCTACACGACGCAGACCCTCGTCGAGCGGGAGGCCGACTTCGTGACGCTCGAGCACTCGCCGATCTACCACGCGGCGACGTTGGAGCTCGTCGGCCATGAGCACGCCAACCGGGTTCGTCACTCGCCGCTCCGCCACTACCAAAAGAGCAAACTGGTCTGGTACGACATCCGGAGTCTGAAGGACGAGGACCCGTTCAGCCTCGTGGTCTGCGACGGCCCACCGGGCGCGGTCGGTCGGAAGGGGCTCTGCATCGCGCTCCCGTTCCTCACCCAGAAGTGGACGATCCTCCTCGACGACGCGGGGCGGGATGGCGAGAAGAAGACCATCGAACTGATCGAGGGGTCGGCACACGTCGAGTCTGTCGTGTTCGTCGACCGACACGCGATCATCAAAGGAAGACGGGCATGAGCGAGAAGAAGAAGGTCATGGTCTGCGTCCCGACGGGGGACAAGTGGATCCACGCAACCGTGGTCTCCCGGCTGCTCCAGATGATGGGCGACGATCGGCACGCCCTGACGGTCGGGTTCCACTCGGCGACCCCCTCGGAATACTGCCGGAACGCGATCTCGAAGATGGCGCTCGACGCGGGGTCCGACTACCTCCTGATGATCGACGACGACAACCCGCCGATGAAGAACGTCCTCGACCTGGTGGAGCTCGACCTCGACGTGATCGGCCTTCCGACCCCGATGTGGAAGACGCCGGCCAAGGACGGAAAGCCGATGGTGGGGTCCCCGATCGCGTGGAACGTCGCCCAGACCAAGCCGGGCGAGGACCGATACGACTTCGCGATCCGAGGCGGGAGTGGGCTCGACGAGGTGGACGCGGTCGGGACCGGCTGCATCCTGATCGCCCGCCGGGTCCTCGAGCACCCGGACCTCCGGGCACCGTTCCTCCGCGTGTTCGACGAGGACGGGATGGTCAGCCAGGGAAGCGACCTCCACTTCTGCGACCGGGTGCGGGCGGCAGGGTTCACGATCTGGACGCACTGGGACTACCCGTGCGGCCACTTCAAGGAGACCAACCTGGCCGAGGTGATGCCTGCGCTACGGTCGCCGCTCGAGCAGATGCAGGCCGCGCTCGGGACCGAGAAAGAACGGCCAGCGAACGAGGAGCGAACCGGGAGCGAACGGAAGTGACCGCCGTCCCTACCGGCAAGCTGACCGTCAACGCGAAGCTCCTCCGCGATCTGATCCGGGCGCGGGTGTCGCTCGTCCGACTCGAGGCGCGGGTCATCCGGCGCGACTTCCTCCCGCTGATTCAGGCGCTCCAGGCGGACGTCTTCGACGCGATCTCCAGAGCCCAGGCCGGGGCAGCCGGAAGCGAGATCACGCTGGCCCAGATGGAGCGGGTCCTATCCGACGCGGACAAGCTGTTGACGAATGCGGCGGCATCCCTCCCCGCTGCGGCCGAGGCGTCCGCGGCTACCGTCGCGGCGCAGCAGGCCCGGATGATCCACGCCACGGTGAAGCGGGCGGCACCGAACGCGATCGGGAAGGTCTTCTCGGGGCTCGACGTGGCCCAGGTCGCCCAAGTGGCCCAGGCTGACGCGTCGGCCCTCACCGGCCCGTGGTTCCAGGGGTGGGCCGGACGGGCTGGCGAGACCCTGAAACAGTCGCTCGGGATCTCTGTCGGCCAGGGCGAGGACATCGCGAAGGCGACCCGGCGAGCTGCTGCCGCACTCGGGAAGTCCCGCCGAGAGATGGCGTCCATCGTCCGGACGGCCATGCAGACCGCCGCGAACAAGGCGCACCAGGCATACCAGGACGAGAACGAGGACGTGTTCAAGGGGGTTCAGTGGGTGGCGACCCTCGATACCCGGACCTGCCCGGTCTGCGGCCCGCTCGACGGGAAGATCTGGACCTACGAGGATGACCCGGAAGCCGAGGGGCTGGTCTCGGACATGCCGCCTCTGCCGCGTCATCCAAATTGTAGATGTGTGAGCGTCCCCGTCACGAAATCCTGGCGGGATCTCGGGGTCGACATCGACGACGTGCCCGACGACGCGACCCGCGCCTCGATGGATGGCGACGTCCCCGGCACGATGGACTGGGAGACCTGGCTGAAGACGCAGCCCCCCAATATCCAGGCGTCTATTCTCGGCCCGACGAAGTTCAAACAGTGGAACGCGGGCGGGATTCTCGAATCGGCCTCGGTAACGCTACGGCGCATCGCTGGCCGTGAGGCCGTCAGCCCCTCCACGGGCCGCCATTTCAATAGGGCGGGGCTAATCTCGGCGGTTTGACGGGGACTCGTGGGGGCGGGTAATCCGTCCTCCATGAACGCGACACTAGTCCGCCTGCGCGAGCGCCTACCCGGCGCTCTGTCGACCGCGAAGGTCGACGTTGAGAACGGCGTGATCGACGGCGTTTCCCTGCTCGGACTCAAGAGCAAGAACGACCGCGAGTACGAACCGGCCGTCGTGAAGGAGGCCGTCCAGCGCGGCCTCTTCTCGGGCGTCCAGGTCTACGTCGACCACCAGGAGAGCGCCGACGACGGCGGGGTCCGCGAATTCCGCGAGCTCGTCGGGGTCACCGGGACGGCCACGTTCGACGGCACCCTGGTCCGCGCCCCGCTCCACGTTGTCACGTCCGACCCGGCCGGGGCGAAGCTGCTCGAGATGGCTTCCCGCCCAGAGCTCGCCGCCTCCATCGGGATGAGCCAGGACGCCGAGGGGCGGATCGTCGAGCGCGAGGGCCAGCCGGACCTCGTGACTGAACTCACGTCCGTGACGTCCGTGGACGTCGTGACCCGACCGGCCACCACGAAATCACTGTTCGAGAGCCACAAGGAGGCGCAGCCGATGAAGCTCCGCGAGATGGCGGGCAAAACCTGCTCGATCAAGTCGGCGGACTCCGACCCAGACAAGAAGGCTGTCGTCACACGCGGCCCGATGGTCGAGGTCGAGGTCGAGGGGGAGGACTACCCCCGCATGGTTCCGATGGAGATGGTCTCCATGGACGCCGACGGCGAAGAGACCGACGAGAACGAAGACGAACCCGAAGAGGAGCCGGTCGACGCCGACGCCTCCGAGGTGGACGAGAAGCCGACCGACGAGATGGACGGCGACCCCGAGGACGAAGAGAAGAAAACCAAGGAGTCAGTGATGACGCAGACGGAGCGTGCGGAGCTCAAAGCGCTCCGCGAACAGGCCGCCATCCGAGCGACCCAGGACGCGGTCGAGGCGGTCGCGGTCGACCTGCCGAGCGAGGTCGCCGCGAAGATGCGCGAGCACTTCGACGGCAAGAGTGCGACGGCCGAAGAGGTCACGTCCTACGTCGGCCAGCACGTCGGCGAGATCGTGACGGCGTTCGCCGAGGAGCACGCCATCGAGGCACCGTCGTTCGGTCCTCGCCGGCAGGAGACGGTTACGGCGGACGCGGGTAACGCGCTCCGCGAGGCGTTCGGGACCCTGACCGGTCACGCGATCAAAGGGGGTGTCTGATGGCCGTCGGTGACTTCACATTCGTTTCCGGTCGAGGGTCGACGGTGCTGATGCCCGTCACGACCACAGCGGTCAACCAGGGCGAGATGATCGAGGTCGGCACGACCGCGAAGATCGCAGACGGTGACGTGGCGGCAGGCGTGATCGGCGTTGCAGCCGGAGCGGGGCCTGCAAACGGAACCGTCGCGGTCTACACCGACGGCGTCTTCGACGGCACGGCTACCACTGGCGTCGACTTCGCGATCGGCGATCTCGTCTACTCCATCGCCGGAAAACTCTTTGCGGGCACCACGGGAGACATCCCCTGCGGGATGGTCGTTGAATCGAACCCGGCATCTGCCGGAACCGTTCGATTCGCCCTGATCTCGGCCGCGTCCACCAACACCACGGCCAAGGCCTGAAGGGTCAACGATGCTTCTCTACGGAACACAGAACCAGCGCCGGGTGGTCGAGACGATCGACGACGCGCGAACGATCCTCAAGGAGGCTCGTCTCACGGAGCACCAGCTCTACATTCTCGAGGGCGTGCGGCGCGGCGACATCGACATGAAGGTCGCCCACCTGCGCGAGACCCTCGGCACCGGCATCTTCGACGCGGTGACCCTCGACGCAGCGCACAACGCGTTGCTCTCGGGCTACGGTGCCGTGCCGGACGACTGGAAGCTGATCGCCAAGCAGGTCTCGGCGAACACGTTCAAGGATCGGAACGCCTCGGCGCTCTCCGGTTTCGCGAACCTGCCCGAGGTCCCGGAAAACGCCGAGTACCAGATCCAGGATCAGCTCGACGAGAAGGTGACCTACCCGGTCAAGAAGTACGGCGGGCTCGCG